GGTAGTGTAATCGCTCATTTGAAGCTGGATTCTGCAAAGTTTGATGCAGCGTTAATATCATCCCAACAAAGGATGTTGCAATTTGGCAAATCTATGCAACGTATGGGTCTTTATATGACTGTTGGTCTCACATACCCTTTGTATAGATTGGCTAAAAGTGCCGTAAAATCTTTTTCTACTTTCAACGATGCAATAATCAGAGCAGCGGCAGTTACGGTCGGTATGACAAAAGAAATACGAAAGGCGATGGAACAAACAGCTATACAAATGTCCAAGAGTTCGTTGTTTTCTGCGACTGAATTAGCAGAGGGTTATTTTGCTTTAGGTCAGGCTGGCTATAATGCTGTACAACAAATAAAGATATTGCCCACAGTTGAACAATTTGCCACGGCTGCTACTATTGATTTGGATACAGCTATTCGATATTTAGCCCGTACTGCTGAGGGTTTGGGTATGGCTATGGAAACTCCCGTTGAAATGATGAAAGCTATGGAGGAGGTTTCTAATGTCTTTACTTTTGCTGCCATTACGACTACTGCTGAAATTGAAGACTTCGCTGTTGCCATGACACATGCCGCCGCACCTGCTTTGAAATTGGTTAATAAAAGTATGAAGGAAGGTGTTTCAGTTCTTATGGCATTTGCAAGGGCTGGTATCGTGGCCGAGGAAGCTGGAACGCTTTTATGGACAACGGTTAGGGATTTACAAAGAGCTAATATTAAATTTAGAAGTGAATGGAAAAGATTTGGAATAGATGTTTATGACGATGTCACAAGAAATATGAGGAATATGGCCGATATTTTCTCAGATTTAGAAGATAAGTTTGCTGCTATGTCAGATGAATCTAAAAAAGCAAGTTTACAAATGCTTGGTTTCCAAGATCGTTCATTGCGTGGTATTCAAGCATTGATGGGATTTTCTGATGAAATGAAACTTTTTCAAAAAGCCATGAATGAGATGGGGAATTTAACGGAGAGAGTTGCCGATACATATAAAAAGTCTTTTAGTGCTCAGATGAAGATGGCTAAACATAATATAGAAGCAATAGCTATTTCAATTGGATGGATATTGTCACCTTTTTTATTAAAAATGAATGAGCAAATTAAACGACTCGCCACTTGGTGGGAGTCGCTATCAAATGGTGCTAAATTGCTTGCTGTTGAAATAGTAGCGATGGTAGCAGTTGCAGGCCCATTGCTTATCATCTTCTCCAGAATGGTAATGACCGTTACATATTTATCTATTGGATTTAACACTTTGTTGAAGTCTGTTATGGGTTTAGCAATGGCGTTCAAAACTATGGGTGTGATATTGGCAGGTTTTATGATGGGTGTCGTGGGATTTATAGCAGCTGGTTATGTGGTGAGGGCTGTGTGGTTGGAAGGGATAGGTACTATCAAGGACAATTTGGTTTTGTTTGTAGATATATTTGAATTATCAGTGGATGCCTTACGTGCTGGTTGGGAGGCTTTTTGTAACTTTTTCAAAGATACTTGGGAGAAGACAGGAGCTAAGATAGTAACTAAACTTGGGGGATTTTATAAGGATTTGGTTGGAGTGGTGTCAGCTGCAAAAGCAGCTATCAAAGGTGAGGATATATGGGGTGCTTTTGCATCCGGTTGGGAAGAAGGTGAAGAAGCGTTAATAAATGTGCAAAATCGAGCAAAGGAAAGATATGTGAATCTTAAAGTATATCTTGCCGCGAGTGCGGAGGCATTCAAAGAAAATGTGAGTGCATTAGGGAGTGCGACAAAAATACAGTTACGGAAAGATATAGATGGCATAATCGGATTAATTTCCGATAAAATCAAAATGATGAATGAGCAATTCTTAAAACTTATGCCAGATGAAGACATGAAGGAAATAGTAATTGCATTGGACAAAGTAGCGAAGAAAATGAAGGAATTTGATAAAGGATTTGTGCCTCCCATCGAGCGTTGGGATACATTCTTGTCAAATATCGCAAATACTGCGGAGAGAACAGTAGATATAGCTATAAATGCTTTTACTAATCTTACAGATACTATAGCCACACAACTTGAACAGGGAAAGGCTGATTGGAAAGCACTTGGTGCTGCGGTATTACAAGAAATCAATCGTATGATAATAGGAATGATTTTGGTTGAAGAAGTCTATGAAGGTTTACTTAAACCAATGTGGAAAAAATTTACATTAGGAGCAATTAAACAAGAAGACCCAAGCGAGGGAGCAGGCACAGCAGCAGCAATAACAGCGGCAAGTACGGCGATGTCCGGTGCAATTACAGCATCTGGAAATGCAGTGGCTGGAGCTATAGCGGTGGCTGGTGTCAAAGCTGCTGCTGCTATTTACACTGCCGCTACCAGTAGTGCTACTGGTCAGGCTGTTGGTAGTTTTTTAAGTAGTTTGGATGGGGGTTTTCCAGGCAGTGGGGTTATTAAGGGTGAGGGTGGTCAGAGTGTTTATAGAATGCATGCATCAGGTGCTGCATACAATTTAGGTAGAGAAATAATGGCTTTTGCGAACGGTGGTATTCTTAATCAACCGACGCTTGCTCCAATGGCTTTAATGGGAGAAGCAGGGCCAGAAGCAGTAATGCCATTGACACGTTCAGCATCAGGAGAATTGGGTGTTAGGTCACAACAACCTAATATCAATATAGAACCTAAATTTAAGTTTGTGAATATTCTTGATAAAAACGAAATACCGAACGCAATGCAAAGTGACGCTGGTGAAAAAGTGATTCTTAATGTACTTAGGAAAAAAGGACTTTTATAATGTATTACGTTTATCGTTGTGCATGTAAGATTACTGATAAATCATATATTGGTGTGACCAATAACTTGCACCGTCGTTGGATAGTACATCGAAATATAAAAAAGCATACGAGATTTCATGTTGCTGTCAAACGATATGGTCAAGAAGCATTTATTACTAAAATATTATTCAAGACAAAAGATAGGATGGTTGGGTTTAAGAAAGAACAAGAATTTATAATGAAATTCAACACTCGTTATCCTAACGGATACAATGTAACTAAAGGTGGTTTAGGTCATACTGGATGTGTCTCACCCGGTATGACAGGTAAAAAACACACCAAAGAAACAAGATTAAAAATGAGTAATAGTCACGAGAACCAAAGAGGTGAGAAGAATCCTATGTTTGGTAAGCACTTATCTGAAGAACATAAAAAACAGATAAGCAGATTTATGAAGGGCAATCAATATGGACTTGGGTATAGTCCATCTGAAGAAACACGCGAAAAGATACGATGCAAGGCTACAGGCAGAAAACATACTAAAGAAGCAATAGAAAGAATGAGTTTAGCGAGAGCAAGGTATTGGGAGAATAAAAGGAAAGAAAGAGAGGTGCTTTATCCCATATGAAATTGGAACAGCAAGTGGTTACACAGACCTGTTAGAACGTCTGAAAGATTTTATAAGTGACCCCAATAGATTAGATACTGATGATCCTAACATAGATGAGCTTGTAGCTATTGATGATGCTGTCGGTTCTGGTGAAAGTTCGCAGGCTTGGACTATTAACGCATTTACTGATGGTCGTAGCAGTGCTGGAACAGGTGAAGTAGAAATGTTTGCTCAGGGTCCGGGTTCTGGTGGTGCCGATGAAATTTACACTTGGATAGATACATACTCTGATGAAGGCGATGATTATTATAATTGGCGTTTAGCAGGGATGACTGGCTATTCTTCGGGTGTTGATATATCATTACAGCCAGGTGTGACACAGGGACGTCTGCCACGATTACTGATGTGGCAAGATTCCATTCCATATTGGTTTGTAGCTAATAGTAGACGTTACATTGTTGTGGCAAAAATTTCAGGTGTGTATGAATGTTTATATCAAGGCTTTATTTTGCCTTATGGACTGCCTGCACAGTTTCCATATCCATTAGCAATTGGTGGTTCAGCGGTTCCAACCACCGTTGCTTTGGATAATAGATTTAGCTCAATAGCTTCTAATCATAGGGCTTTTACGAATCCATATGGTGGTGGTGACATAGTAATACCTCAAGGTACTTTTGATGTAACAACCTCAAGTTATGCCAATACATTGAAGTTTTTACAAGGTACTTCTTGGGTTGGCTTCAGAAATAAACATAGTCCTACAAATTATAATGATGCTAATGTAGTTTGGCCTTATTGTCATTCTATGTATAACCTTAATTATGATAATGATTTTTCGTTATTTTTGCGTGAAAACATAGATGGTTCATATCCGGTGTTTCCTCTCGTCGTAATAGTAAGTTCACCGAGCCACGGTATAGCAGGGGAATTACAAGGATGTTTCGCCGTACCGGGTTATGGTGGTATTTCAGCAGAAGATACTTTTGCCATTGATGGTGACACGTATATCGCGTTTCCATGTGTGCCAAATGCAGGAAGAAGTGATTTTTGGGCACTAAAAAAGGAGTAAAATAAAATGGGTTATCAAACAGGAACAGCAAGTGGACCTACTGATTTACTGGATAAATTACGCATCTTTCTTTTAGCTGAAGGTTGGACAGTAAATAACTATTCAGCGGATGGAACTGGTTATCGTCTACATGTTCAAAAGTCAGTAGACAGTGCCACTGAAATGTATTTTAATTTTCGCTCCGCTGTGGTTGAGGATGACGTTTTCGGGGATAGTGGGTATCTTTCAAGAGATGGTACAATTACTGGTATTGGGATGAACGGATCCACTGGTTTTGACATAGGGGAGGATTGGTCTGACCAGCCCGGTTATGCAGAATCAGGTTACTCAACTTCTGTGCTAAGTTCTGGTGCTGTTATATCACCTTTATCACAATCAGCTATTCCAGCTTATTATTTTAATACAGTTGGTGACGCTGTTAATATTTGTGTTGAAGGGACTGCTGGTAAATTTTTGATGATGTCTTTTGGTTGTCTTGTGAAACAAGGAGTATACACTGGTGGGCAATATTTTGCTGCCAGCTATGGTTCTTTGGATTGTTACGGTGATTGGAACGATAGCGAATATCGTGGTTTATTTTTCAGTAGATACGAATCTTATCCAAACTGTTGGGTGTATCTTGATGTTGATGGCACTGCGAGTTGGCGAAAGTCTGGAACAGCAAGAGATGAAATTTGGGCACCATGCCCAGCAACATATTCAGCTGCTAATCTAAATTCACAAATTGGTTTTGGTGCGATGTTTAAGAATTATAGTCCACACTTTTATAACAACTTATCAGCCATGATGCCAATATATCTTTTAGGTAAGAGGTCAGATGATAATTATTCGTTATTGGGTTGGCCTGAAGGTCTTAGGTATTTGAATGTTCAGAATTATTCAGCGGGACAGGAAATTGTTTATGGTGGCGACACTTGGAAGGTGTTTGAGGATTACAGCCATAATACCGTACCGAGTTATTATAGATATGGTGGATTTGCTTTTTTGAAAGAAGTGTAATGACAGCTTATAATGGCACATTAGCATTGAACCCACATGAATCAGAAGATGGCTGGACGGCTACATGTTCTGCTATGATAGCAGCTGCATCGAGTGCCCCACCATGTCCAATGCCACCAACGAGTTTAGATTCCGTAGTGCCGATTGGAGAAAGTGTAAACACCAAAGTATTACAGGATGAACTTGAAAATAGTTATACGGGCGTACATGCCGAATCGTTCTTGGATGATTACTATTATCGAATTCATATTAACCCGGCAACGATAGCTTTTGGAGTAATCGTCACTACTACAGAGGAAGAGTTTATTTTATGGAACGCTTGGTTCGCAAGTAAAGTGTGTACTGCTATAGTTAAGACAAGTCCTGCCGAGTATTCCTTAGACCCAGAAACTACTCCATTTAGTTTAGCCTCTCTCGCAACAAAAACGTTTACTGTAACAGCCACCGCCGTAGGTTCAACTGAATTTACTGCAACTATAACATTTACTTTTTCAGGCGAAACACGAATATTAACATTATCCGGAACACGTGTCGCAGTATTTCCATTTGCACCGTTGATACCTATGATGGAAAAATTATCTTGGGAGACAAGTGTTCTAACCGCTAAGGACGGTTCAGAGCAACGAATGTCTATACGGTCAGTGCCAAGACAGAGTTTCAAGATAGAAGTACATTTATCAACGGAACAAGAACAAGCAGCATTAACAGCTTTGCTTTTTCAGTGGATGAAAAGAACTTGGGCTATTGGTATATGGGGTGAATTAGAAGTACATAGTGCGACTATAAATGTAGACGACACCGTGATAACCATGGACACAACCTATGCCGATTTTAGAGATGACAGTTATGCAATAATTTGGCAAGATTATGATTCTTACGAATCCATTAAAATAAAAACTGTTGCAGCAGGAAGTCTTATATTGGAATCCCCTATCGTGAGCACGTGGACTGGTGAAAAATGGATTATGCCATTGAGGACGGGATACATGATGCAACCGTCTGATTTGAAATTCACAGCAGATGGTTATGCAAAATTTTCATGTGGTTTTAATGTTAAAGGTAATGAACTTATTACTACATATGTCGCACCGGAAACATATGATAGTTTACCAGTAATCCCAGCTTCATATGAAGACGCGGGTTTGAATTCTGCAGAACGTGGTGACGTAAAATATACTGATTATGGTTTACATACTTTTGAGATGTTTTCAGACAGTGATTTTAATATAAATACCCAAAAGCACATATTCAGATACGACACCAAGGCTGACATTTGGGAATTTAGAGAGTTTTTGCATTATTTATATGGCAGAAGAAAAACGATATACATGCCCACTAATAAAAAAGATTTTGTATTAGCAGTAGCATTAGGGTTTGCTGAAACAGAATTAACTGTAACTGATATTGGTTTAGCAAGACAGATGGGTTTGAATGATTTGAGAACACATATAGGTTTTCTTTTCTCAGACGGCACAAATTATTACAGGAAGATAGAAGGCATCACAGCATCGGGTGATAATAATATAATACAAATAGACAGCCCACTTGGAGTTGCCGTAGATATTGATGAATGTGTTATTTGCTTTGTTGATAAGTGCAGATTAACAAATGACGAGGTTGAAATAAAGTGGGAAGAACCGCTAAGCATAAAGTGTGAAACTGAATTTACAAGGGTAAAAGCGTAATGGTTTATCAAGATTATGAAGACAGTGTATCTGACGGAGTTCCAGTCGAATTTTACGATATATACAACAGTGATGGTGAACACTGGAGATATAACACTTCCGGGGAAACAGTTTCCCTTTTAGGTAATTCATACACTGCCGCAATTATTAAACGTAGCGAGATTATAATAGGTGGTGAATGTGAGGTTGATAATATTTTACATTTAGATTTGGAACGTGGCAATACATTCGCTGCTAATTTTGTATCATCTCCGATTGATTCGATTACATACTTAACTGTGTATAGACAGCATGTCGCTGATTACGTTACCTTGTGGAGTGGATATTTAGTTTTTGTTGGGTTCGATGAAAACGGCATACCAAAATGTATCTTTGAAAATAAGCTAACCAGTAGTATTAGAATGGGACACAGGCGTCATGTGTGTAGACTTTGCAATCATGCTTTATTCGGAAGCGGATGTTTAGTTAATCAAGAAAGTTATAAAGTATCTGGCACGATAACGACCATTAGTGCAAAAACAATAACGAGCAGTCAATTTGCTACGGAGGCTGATGGTTATTTTAAGGGTGGAAAGATACGTGTTGGTGCATCCTATCGACTCATTATTGCGCACGCAACGAATACAATAACGATAGATAGAGCTTTCGTGTCAGCTTCGGCAGGTGATGCCTTTGTTGCTTATGCTGGTTGTGATCATACGGCAGCAACTTGCAAAGCTAAGTTTAATAATAAGTTGAATTTTGGTGGCAATGAACAGCTGTCTTATAAGAATCCCTTTGAAAGAAATATAACATTATGATTGAAACTCATTTAGCTATATTCGGCATAACTGCCGCCGTGTTTTGGACGTTTGTTATAACGGCTGCGATAACGACTGCTATATCTTTTGCCATAAGCCAACTTATGCAAAAAGATATGAAACCACCGTCTGTAGCCCCTGACGAACTTTCAATGCCCACACAAAGAGAAGGATTACCATATACAATAATTTTTGGTACGAATTGGATTGAAAATCCAGTTATTGATTGGTGGGGTGACTTAGAACTTACGGCCATTACCCGACATTACACAGTAAATAAATGGTTTAACAATAAGCGAGTTTACTATACAATAGGACATCATTATTCAGTGGGGATGAATTTAATATTAACGCAAGGATGTTGTGATGGTGTCAAACAAATGAAGGTAGGTGATACAGTAGCATGGCCTGATGCTTCAGATGAAACGATCTTAAATGCAGACAGTGCCGCATCTGCTGTAATTGATGAACCTGAGTTATTTGGTGGAGAGGAAGCGGAAGGTGGCATTGAAGGGACTGTTCGTTTTCAATATGGGGCTGCAGCACAACTTCAAAATAGTTATTTAGTTAGTAAATTAAATGCCGACATTTCTGCATATCGTGGGTTAACGAGTGCTACTTTAGAAGGTGTTAAATCAGGAACATCTCCATATCTCAAACCCTGGAAATTTTTGGTAAAAAGAACGGATGTCAAAACAGATGGCTCAGAACAATGGTACGTCGCAAAAGCGGATATAAATAGTGGAACACTCAACGCTGCACATATCCTACATGAATGCTTGACAAATGAAGATTGGGGTTTCAAGATTCCAAGTAATTTATTACCATCGGTTACATGGGAAGCTGTTGCTGACGCACTATACACGGAAGGTTTTGGCTTATCAATGAAATGGGAAGCCCAAAATCAAACGTTAAGACAATTTGTAGAAGATGTGCTAAGGCATATAAATGCTGTTATGTACGAAGAGACAACAACCGGCGAAATAATAATAAAATTAATTAGAAGTGATTATGTTGAAGCCACTTTGGATGTTTATAATAACAGCGATATTATAGATTTGAAAGAATATGGTAGAGGCACGATTTATGAAGCTGTTAATGTACTCCAAGTTAATATTTGGGATACATTACACAACGAACCAGTCTCTACAGTTGATCATAATATTGCATTGATGGATATGCAAAACAACAAATGGATTGAACAAAGTGTGGACTATTATGGTGTTACAGATACTGCCTTGGGTATGAAACTCGTAGCAAGAGAGAGATACCAAATAAGTCAATTTCCAGTAGTTTTGAAAGTAATTGCGAAAAGAACGATGGGGGAAATAAGACCGGGTGATGTTATTAAATTGACGTGGCCAATTTTAGGTTTTACAGAATTAGTTGTTAGGGTATTCAAAATAACTTTTGGTGCTTTAATAGATGGTGAGATAACTTTAGAATGTATCCAGGATATTTTTGCGGAACAAAGTGGAATATACTCACCACCGCCTACTTCTGGATGGGTTGACCCAAGGAACGTTGCAGCCGCTTGTCCAGATAGAATGTTAATGGAAGCTACATTTTGGGATATATATTTAGACTCTGGATCATCAGATGCACTTGCATTAGATGATGATAGTGGTTTTCTATTAGTGGCAGCGAAACGCCCTTCAGGTGATGCTTATGATTATCATTTGTATTTGAGAGATTCACTAACTGCCGATTTGAATAGTGATGGTCGTGGATTTTTCACACCGAACGGAACTTTAGATACAGAGCTTTTGTTAAACGCAGCAAACGCGACTATTACTATGACAGACGTTCAGGGAGTTTATGACATAGAAGCGGGCAGTTGGGCTATTATAGGAGATGAGATTGTCAAAGTAGTATCAACCACTCCAGCAAGTAAACAAGTGCTTATTGCAAGAGGTTGTCTTGATACAGTTCCAGCGGCACATGCAGCATCTACCCGTGTTTGGTTTGCTGGAACGACCGCTTATATTGCGGGTCGTGAATTTACAGTAACGAACCAGCCGGGTGTAAAAATACTACCAAGAACCGCATTAGGTGAATTAGCTATTGGAGATGCTACGGTGCGTAATGCTGATGCCTTTGACAGCAGAATGATACGACCATATCCACCCGGTGATTTCAAAGTGGATTCAGTTAGCTATCCAGCAACGTTTAGTGGGCAGCCAACGATTACTTGGAAACATAGAGACAGAACACAGCAAATTACAGAGATTAAAGAACACAGCGGTTCGAGTGTTGGGCCGGAAGCGAACACAACATATACACTTAAAATATATGATGAGGACAATAACCTCGTTCGCACTGAAACTGATCTTGCCGGTGAAACATATACATACAGTGAAGAAGATGAAATAGCTGATTGTGGCATAGGGTCAGGTGAGGCTTTGAATACGCAATTAAGATTTGTTTTATACAGCGTGAGAGCCGGATATGACAGTTGGCAGGAATATGACATAACAGTAGCAAGAGTATAAATAGGACTGAAATGGACAAAGGAAAGGACATTTACATCATCGGTGGTGGGCCGAGTCTAAAGGGATTTGACTTTGAACGCCTAAAAAACAAAACCACCATAGCAATAAATATGTCTATTTTTGATGTCCCAAATCCTAATTACTTCATCACAGTTGATTATACTTTCCTGCAAAAGATGAGATCATTAAAGAAGCAATTTCCAGAGAAGAAATGCCCTAAGTTTTTTATTGCAGATTTGTCCCATAAGCATTTAGTAGAAAGAAATGGACGCATAAGAGATATACACTGTGGCTTGGTGTATGATTTATCTTTATTTGATGTAGTAATAAAAGCTAAAGGAAAAGACGGTTTTGGTTTTTCTTTTGCTGATTTTAGAACCGGAACAAATTCAGGATATTGTGCTTTACAATTAGCAATTCTTTTAGGCTATACAGAAATTCATTTATTGGGAATTGATTTAGTTGCTGACGAGAAAAAGAAAATGCATTATCATGTGATGTACAATAACGATACAAATTTTGTACAAAAACTAAATAAGTATTATGCGCTTTTTCATAAAGACATTAAATCATTAAAAAAAGAAAAGATTACTGTCATTAGTCATAGCAAACTATGTCCATTAAATAGTATAATTAAATACGTTCCGTTGGAGGAAATGTAATGTCCGTAAAGTTTCATATTATAGTTGCTGCTTATAACTGTGAGAAGTATATAAGAACTTGCTTGAAGATGTTAGCAGCACAAACGTACAAAAATTGGGATGCTGTAATTGTGGATGATGTCTCCACAGACGGCACAGCCAAAATCATTAAGAATACTCCTATTAAAAATATAAGAACCGTCTTTAATGCCAAAAGGGTAAACGCTCTCAAAAATCAATATGATGCTGTTAATTTATGCAAACCGAATGATGAAGATGTTATCGTAATTGTTGATGGTGACGATTGGCTTTATGATGGTGATTCATTAAATATACTTGCAGGACATTATAAAAATCCAGATGTTTGGATGACTTATGGCAGATACCAAGAATTTCCGTCGGGTAAAGTGCCAACGCATATTAATATTCCTATTCCTAAAGGTCACGACTTTAGAAGAGGCAGATGGCTCACATCCCATTTACGAACGTGTAAGTATTTTCTGTTTAAGAATATTTTTGTTGAAGATTTGAAATCAAACAAGACAGGAGAATTTTATACGATCTCCGGTGACTGTGCTGTTGTAAAACCAATTGCAGAAATGACTGGTCTTGAACACATCAAACTCGTGAAAGATGTACTGTATGTTTATAACTCATCTAATCCTATTGGTGATGGCAAAGCATATCGAACGTTGCAGGGGATACGGGGTAAA